GCCGAGAATTGGGTTATGGGTATTAAGGAGACACCAATATTTAAATAAGTTTCGAGGGTTCAGTGCATCATACTCCTTTATTTTACTCCTTGATGTACTGCCCTCATTTAATATAAGTAAAAATATGGCTAGTAAAAAAGAAATAAAAAGGGCCAAAACAAGGTCCAACAGACTTACGATTGATCAATTAAAAATGGGTCCTGAACCTTTATGGCAACCAGGAGAGTCAAGTAATATTCCAGAAAGTGATAAAGATAGTGCGTGGTCAAAAGGAGCGCACTGGTATAATTATTTTTATAAACCAAAAGATTATGTTCCTTATGTAATTCAATATGCAAAAGAGTATTGTAAATTTGATAAGGACCAAATGAAGGCACTTAAAATGGTCGAAGAATGGAGATTAATTCAACATTGTAAGGCTGTATGTAGATTACACTTTAGAGGTTGGGAACATACTGAAGAACAACATAAAAAAGTATTGGATCACTTACTTAGTATGGTAAAATATGGAAAAACTCTTCTCGATAAAAAAGTAGAACAAAAAAAGAATGCACCGCCACCTATATCAATCGCAGAAAGAACAAGAAGAAAAGTTATGGATACTGTATTTGAATTATGGGATACGACCATAGTTGACGGTTGGATGAAAAATGACTTTACTCAGACCATTGATATCTTTACAGCGTTTAAAGAGGCCGGGCTGAAGAGTAATGCAATCGCACCATTTAAAAAAGTTATTGATTCTGAATATGAACTAATACAAGATGCGATGAATAAAAACTGCGACCAGGCTGTAGAGGCACTATCACATATTAGTTTATCAGATAAAAAGAAAATGATAAAACAAATGGATGTCATATATGCTGATTTAGATAAACTACACTTATCATATAAGGCCGAAAGAGGTCCTAGAATTAAGAAAAGAAAATCGACTGATGTACAAGTTAAAAATCTAAAGTATAAAGTAGAGGATATGGATTATAAACTTACCTCTATAAATCCTGTAGGTATACCTGGTTCTTCTACTTTATTTGTTTTTAATACTAAGAACAGAAACTTATATGAATATGTAACAACCTCTACTGCCGGATTTGAAGTAGGTGGAACTACAATAAAAAACTTTGACAGTAAATTATCAAGGTGTACAAAGTTAAGAAAACCAGAGGTAATTTTACCTTTAATATTAACCAAAACTCAAAGACAAATCGATAAGGTTTGGAAAGAGAAAATTACAACTAAAGTTAATTCACCTAATGGACGAATTAATGCAGACTGTATATTACTTAGGACTATATGATAGAAAAAGAAAAGAAAGTATTTGAACATAAAATAATGACTCGAAAAAGATTTTCAATGGCGGTAGAAAAATTAGTGGCTGAATCCAATAATGTTTCTTACATTGACGCGGCCGTAATGGTTATAGAAGAAAGAGGTATGCCGTATGTAAACCTAAAACGATTACTTACGGATTCACTAAAGGCCAAGATAGAACACGAGGCGTCTTCTCTAAATCTTATTAGAGGTAAAACAAAGGGAAATAAATTACCAATATGACAGACCCATATGACTCATACAAGTTATATAATGCATTAAGACTACACTTTGAAACAGACTACGATGCGTTAAAGTATAACTATAAATCAAATGTAAGTCCAAAATCTTTTTTTAAAAGAAAAGATAAATACTTTTTTGCAAAGGTCGCAAAGAATTATGGTAATGATTTAAAAGGATATTATCTGGCCAACTTTAAACAAGGTGTATCATATATAGGAGATATGGTAAATGAAGTTGGAGATGATAATTATAATAAATATATAAAAGTTAAAGAAAGTATCCATCGAGTATTCTCGGTCGATATAAATAAAATAACGGAGAGTGAAATTGAATTCGATAAGTGTTTTACTTCTTACGATGGTCAACTTCCTCTCGTAATACAGTTAATGATGCAAGATGATATATCATTAGAAACAGTGATTATTCTTGATTCATTACTAGGGTTTATACCTCGCGAATCTAAAAAGATATCTGATACAATTATTTGGCCAGATATAAAAAGGAGGATAGAAAAGTATAAACCTTTCGTAAACTTTGATGATATTAAATGTAAAAATTTATTATTAAAAGGGTTTACAAATAACGCGTAATGTGTTATAATATAAAGTCTATATTATGTGTAAGTGGATAATTCAGTAAATACAATGATGAAACGGAGAAAAATATGTCATTAGAAAATCTAAAGAGTTCACGAGGCTCGTCAATCGACAAACTCGTAAAGGCAGCGGAAGCTGTGTCCACTACCAAAAAAGAAAGTACTTCTTATGAAGATACTAGATTTTGGAAACCTACCAGGGATAAGGCAGGAAACGGTTATGCCGTAGTCCGATTTTTACCAGCAAGAGAGGGTGAGGACCTTCCTTGGGTAAGATATTGGGATCACGGATTTAAAGGTCCTAACGGTCTGTGGTATATAGAAAATTCTTTAACCTCCATCGGACAACAGGATCCAGTATCAGAGATGAACTCTGTTCTATGGAACTCTGGTAGAGATGAGGATAAGGCTATCGCAAGGGAAAGAAAAAGAAGGTTACATTATGTGAGTAATGTCCTTGTTATTTCTGATCCATCTAATCCAGAAAACGAAGGAAAAGTTTTTCTTTACAAGTTTGGTAAGAAAATCTTTGATAAGATTATGGAATCAATGCAACCTGCATTTGAAGATGAAACACCTATCAATCCTTATGACTTCTGGGAAGGCGCTGATTTTAAATTAAAAATTAGAAAAGTAGAAGGTTGGGTAAACTATGATAAGTCAGAGTTTAGTTCACCATCTTCTTTATACGAGGGCGATGAGGCTAGATTAGAAGAAGTATATGGGAAACTATATTCACTTCAAGACTTCCTTGATCCTAAAAACTATAAAACTTACGACGAATTAAAGGCTAAGTTAAATAGAGTATTAGGTGTAGAGGCCGGGACTATTATGCCGGAACCTCAAGTCGCTGATGTTATGGAAGCGCCTACTATGGCTTCTGATGACGCCATGCCATTTGGTGAACCTGAAAGTAGTAACCAAGATGATGGTGACACTTTATCTTATTTTGCCAAGTTGGCCCAAGATAACTAACCATTAGGAAGAGAGCGCCAACGCGCTAAAATGGGAGAGGGACCTTCGGGTCCCTTTTTTTATCTGAATGAACTTGTAGAATATACACTTAATACACTGGCTGAACGAGAAGGACGCTCAGTAATTATGGTAGTACTTTGACTACTACTAGAATTTATAGTTGATTGTGACATCGCTGCCGTTGATGGTAATTGTATTCCCTGCGCTCGTAAGTCCGCAATAACATCTGCGTTTTCTTTTCCAAGTAAATCTAACATATCTCCTGGTAACTCACCAGAATCAATCTTGGATTGTCTTTCAGCCTGTAAACGAGCCTCTTCTTCTTCTTGTTTTACCCTGGCCTCATTCTCAGCCCTTTGTCTTGCGATTTCTCTTTTACCTCTACCAGTATCAAAACCTTCACCTATGGCCTCTATCGCACTAGTATCAAAATCATCTCCCATTATGAATTTTGCGACTGTAGGTCCTAATAAATCAATAAGTTTTCTTGGAATAAAAGTAATTCCATTTACTAACATGGCCAAGAAGTCCAAAAGAAATAGTCCAGCAACTTTTAAAGTATCTACAATACTTGCACCTGGACCTAAACTTTCTTTTAGTTTATTAAATGCAATAAGTAATACTCCTAGGACTGCAATTATACCTGCACCTATCGCGATTGCGGGTAACATGGGAACTAACATTGCACTTACTGATGTCATCATTCCAGTAAAGAAGGACGATATCGCGGGTAATGCAGTAACCATCATAAATGTTCTTACTGTTCTTACTGTATTTGCAACAGTCGCGAGTAATCCTAATAGTTGAGGACCAAAATATAATACCAATAACCCCGCAAGACTTGCAAATAAGGCCAAGTTATCATTAAAGGTTTTCTTAAATGTTTCCATATCACCATTAATCAGGGCCTCTAATGCATTAACTATCGCGGTAAACCAATTTATAAATTTTCTAACTACCGCACTTAATGTTTCTGGACTAAATACTGCAAGTGCAATAGCTGCGAGACCAGCGACAAATCCTCCACCTGAGGCCATATCCGCTAATTTACTATTAAAACCTTCAACACCCTCTTTTATTTTTATTAGAGTACTATTTGAGTCCCTTTGTTTTTGCGATTGTTCTCTTCTATCTTCTTCACTTTGTACACTATCTTCTAAATTTTCAACTTGTTTTCTGGCTAGTTTAATTTTTTCATGATCACCACTTTCCAAGGCCTTCTGTAAATTAGATTGGGCCTCTTTAAACGCGTCTTTTAAAATAAGTGCATTTTCTTTTTCTTCCTCGGACATTGAACCAAGACTTAGTTTAGTTAATCTAGTTCCTAATTCTCTTTTTCCTAAAGTGGTTTGTGACTTTAACGTTTCAGTTTGATCTTTTATTTTATCAGTAAGACCTTTTAGTCCTAACTTTTCCTCTTCCTCTTTTAAACTTTCTTTTAATTTTTCAAAGTTTTCATCATCTTGTTTCTTTTTTTCTAACGCAAGTTGTTCAGCCTTTTCAGCTTTATTCTTTTTATCTTCTAATTCTTTAGTTCTTCTTTCAAATGCAGCTGCATTAATTTTGGCGGCCGAATTGGCACTTTTTTCAATTTCAACTAATTCCTCTAATCTGGCCGCAACTGAATTTGAGTTTTTATTTTTACCTAATAGTGCTTGGACGGAGTTTAAGGAATCTTCTATTAATTTTGCATTCTTAACATCACCAACAGCTCTTAACTTTTGAGCAGTAAAACGGGACTCTTGGATTTTAGTCTGAATTTCTTGAAGATTGGACTGACGTTGAAGTTCCTTCTGTTGTTTTCCAAGTAATTCTTTCTGTAAGTCATTGGCCTTCTTCGTATCAGAAGTCTTTTGTCTTAACTTTTTATTGTCAGCCATCTCTTATTCCTTATTTACCGAACGCCTTACCAGCCTCACTAATACCAAAACAACCTAGTGTCACAACGACAAAAGATGTATAAATTGTATCTGATATTTCTAATGGAGTTCCGTCCAGTGCTGTCATTAAATCAAATATTCCAAATGAAACCATCATCGCAAAAGAAATAAAACCAACAATGGCCTTTTCATTTACGTCATTATCATCTAGGAAAATATCCAAAAACCTTCTATT